GAACTCCTGGTGCATCAGCGAGAATCGGGCGCGGAGGTGCTCAGCCTGGACCTTGGACCCGTCGTAGACGACGATGCAGTACCCGTCCTTGGCCTTGCGCGGGGTCACCGCGGCCTTGACGGCCGCTGCCACATCGGCGACGGCACCCATCAGCGCACCTTCTCGTACTCGACCTGGATCTGGAGGTCCACCGCGGCGCCGGTGCCGGTGTGGGCGACGTCCACATGCAGCGGGTCGGCCTGGGTGATCTCGAGCTGGGTCGGCGTGCCGGTGAGGGTCACGTTTTCGGCCGTGTGGGCGGTGAACGCGCTGCCGCCGGAGCTGTTGGTGGTGCGGGCCGCGGCGATCGGGGTGCTGGTGCCCTGGTTGGTGTACGGGCGCACCGTGGCGTAGTTGCTGCCATCGGTGGCCGTCGCCGCGTTGGGCACGTAGTAGATCGCCAGGATGCGCCACTTGTCGGTCGCGTTGGGCGGGCAGAGGCAGACCGTGCCGGCGGTGCCGGCGGCGGTCTTGAGGAGGAGGGAGGCGACGGGACGGTCCATGGTGGGCCTCGATCAGGGGGTGTTGTAGAGGACGTAGGCGGGCTTCTCGCCGGACACCACCACGGGGGCCAGGGCGGTGCTCATCCCCATCCCGACGTACCGGGCGCCGCGCTCGGGGTAGGTCACGTCGAAGCTCTCGTCGGGCGAGGGCATGTCGTAGAAGCGCCAGGACTCGGGCCGGGTGTAGAGGATCTCGTTGCCGACGTTGCTGCCGGTGTAGAGGCCCGAGGAGGTGTCGAACTCCTTGGGCATGAACTCCGAGATCACGATCGGGGTGTCACCGACGCTGCCCATCTGGCCGGTGATCAGGGTCGCGCGGGGCCCGAACTTGTCGACCGTGGTGAACAGGGCGTTGGCGAGGATGCCGGCGTAGAAGGCGTTCAGGCCGCACACCATGACCGCGCCGTTGGCGTGGTTGGCCATGGTGGACAGCGCGCCGAAGTGCAGGGCCGCGGTGAACGCCCCGGCGCCACCGGTGGCGGCCAAGTCGTCGAAGGCGCGGGCACGGGCGCCAATGAACAGCTTGACCGGGCTGTCGGTGCCGTCGAGGTCACCGGCGGTGAGGTAGCTGCCGAGGGTCCAGGTGGAGATCGTGTCCTGGTGCGTCGCGGCGGTGTCGCCGTGAAGGAACAGCACCTCCTTGGTGTCCACCATCGCCTGCTCCAGCCACATCAGCACCTCGCCCATGGGGTCGTCGATGGTGCTCGCGGCGTCGCGGAGCCACGCGGGGTCCACGAGGGCGTTGATCACCATGTTCTGCACGGTGATGCTGGTGTCGGTGGTGGAGAAGTTCTGCCGGCGGAAGCGCGCGGGGTCGTCGGCGGTGGCGCCGCGCTTGCGGGCGAGGCCGTGACCGGTCGCGTGCGACTGCTTGAAGGTCGGGGCTGTGACCGGCTGGGAGGGGATCAGGCCCGCCACGCGCCGGGCGAGAAGCAGGGGCTTCCGGATGGCGGCGATGGTGGGGTTGCTGATCATCTCGGCGCCGGAACCGCTGGCGCCGTTGAGCACCCGCTGGTAGCTGGCCTCGTCGGCGAGCATGGCGCGGAGCTGGTCGCCCACGCGGCCGGGAAGGGACCGGGCGGCGCGGAGGAACTCGGCGGTGTAGCGGGGAAGGAGGTCGTTCGCACCGGCCCAGCCGCGGGCGCTCATGACCTTGGCCAGCGCATACCGGCGGTACGCCTGGATCAGCCGCTCGTGCTCGTGGGTCACGCCGCGGTCGGCGGTGAGAAGACCGGCGGCGCGGTGCTTGACCTCGACGCCGAGAAACCGCTCGCTGATCTCCTTGTCGGCCACCTGGACCATGCCGTCCGCCCGGAGGAAGCGGTGGTCCAGGTCGGAGGCGTTGCCCGCCGCGGACCAGGTGACACGCTCCTGGGTCTTGAGGGCCTTGATCTCCTCCTGCATGGAGGCGGTGAGGCGCTCGATCAGCTCCTGGCGCTCCCCGGCGGAGCGGAGGCTGCCGTCGAAGTCCTTGAGCTTGGCGGCGTGCTCGTTCACGCGGGCGACCACCGCCTCTTTGGCGGCGGTGGGGGTCAGGTCGACGACGGTTCCGAGTTCGGACATTTGGCTCACCAGTCGGAGTCGGTGGAGGTGGGATCGGCCGCATCGGCCGGGGAGAAGGGGGCCAGGGTCGACATCTCCTCGCGGAGGAGGTCGGCGAGCAGCTTGCGGCTTTCGGTGCTCTCGAGCTCGCGACGAATCAGCGTGGTCAGGAACCCGCGGGCGGCGGGGTCGGAGGCGAGGCGGGCGCGGAGGGCGTCGTAGCCGTCGCCATGCCGGCCCATGGAGCCGGCGGCGCGCTCGGCCGCGTTGAACACCCGCTCCGTCACGTAGGCGCCGTCATCGGCCGGTACGCCGACCAGGGACGCCTCGAACAGGCGGTTGGGGTCGCTGGAGGAGCCCATGACCAGGCCCTCCATCGGTTGCCCGCACTCGTCGTCCATGGGGTCGCGGTAGCGCGGGTCATCCTTCGGGAGGTCACCGCGCCGGGTCACCGCGCCGGGGCGCCAGCCGATGGACGTGGCACGGATGAAGCCGCGGCGAATCTGGCCGAGGGCGCGGGTGCCCTCTTCGGTGCCGACGTCCATCAAGGCCGAGCCAACGAGGACACGCTCCCCGCCGACGTCCCGCACCTTGAGGTCGGTCCACTGGCCCAGGATGTCCTCCCGGGAGCGGTGCGCCCACAGGACGGGAATCCCCACGCCGGACGCGCGGGACAGGTCCCACTCCTGCATGACGATGTGGCCGTCGGTGGCGGCGCGCTCGGTGGACAAGCGGAACACCGGCGGCCGGTCGGGTTTCAGCTCTCCGCCCGTCTCGGGGTCCAGCAACACCGGCGGCGCACCGGCCTCGCGCTGCTCACACAGGAGCAGCATCCCGGCCGTGTGGACGGCGGACCCCCCGAGGAGGCGGCTGACGACAGCGCGGGTGCCGAGGCTCATGCGTCTACGGGTACGGGATCGGCGTTCCCCGGGCCATACACATTTTCGGGACAGGGGCGGCGGGCGTCCACGGAGCGCCCTACACCGTTGGCATGCCTGACGCCCTTGTCCCTGCCCCCTCCGGTTGGTGGTTTCGAGCCGTCTCCGGGTTCTCCCTGTTTGTGCGCGAGACGCTGGCCTCCATGGGGGTGTCGAGGGTGGCGCCACCTGCCCCGGGGGTGAGTCTCGGGCAGGTGGCCCGAAAGACCACGGCACAAGCGGACCTGTCGCAGATCACCCTGTCCCCCGCGGTGTACGCGGCGGTGCAGCGTCGGGCCATCGGCTTTGGAAACTACCCCGTCAAGGTCTTCGAGGGCACCGGCAACGGGCAGGCCGTGGACCCCGAGCGGGTGCCGTGGGCGGCGTCGCTGCTGCGTCTGCTTGCTACCCCGGACCCGGGCGACCTCGGCGCTCTGTTCCCGGCCAACCCCGGGGAGGCGTTGGTGGCGCAGCTTGTCGCCGACCTGCTGCTCACCGGCGTGGCCTACGTGATTCCGACCCGCACCGGCGACGCCGTGACGGGCCTCACCCGGGCGCACCCGCAGTCCATGGCGCTCACGGACGGCGGCGACACCTGGGAGTACCGCCCGAACGCCGGGGGGGTGCTGCGCTACCCGCGGCGGTCGGTGTGCTGCCTGCGCCTGCTCTCCTGGTCGGCCGGGGGTGCGGGGCAGCTCGGGACTGGCGCCGGGGAGGTGCTCGCGCCCTACGTGGACGCCGAACGGCGGGCCATGGAGCAGACCCGGGACCGCATCAGCCAGGGCGGGGTGGACATCCTGGTCACCGGCAAAACCCCGGTGGGCGTGCAGTTCATGAGCAACCCTGCCAACCGGGAGCAGGTGGTCAACAACCTCGTGGCGCAACTCACCCGCTCGGACGGACAGCGCGTCATCGGCCTTGGGGGAGACCTGGACCTGAAGGACGCGGGCTTCACCCCTGCCGACATCCAGGCGCCGGAGCTCACGGCGGCGGCCCGCGAGTCCGAGCTCATGGCGCTGGGCACCACGGCGGTGGCCGTCGGGCTGTCGTCGGGAGCCTACGCCGACGCCGTGATGCAGTACCGGGTTCAGGCGGAGCTCGACGAGGGGATCGCCGCGGTCTTCGAGGCGTACCTGTTCCGGCCACTGGCGCAGGCGTTCGCCAAGCGCGGCGGGCACCCGCGGCCTGACACGGTGACCGCCCGGATCGACCTGTCGTCACACCCTGGGTGGGCCTACGTGCGTGACGGGGCCATCGCCCGCATGGAGCGCCTTGTGGGCCTCGGGTGGTCGGCGGAGCAGGCGGCCACGATCGAGAACATGGATCTCCCCCCACCGAAGGGCACGGCCGCTACCGTGGCGAGCCCGAGCACCGCGCCCGTGAAGGAGCCGGCACAGCCCCCGGGCAGCCCCAAGGCCACGTCGCGGGAAGCGACGACGGAGGGCGACCGGCGCGGGCCGGTGGCAGGCCATCGAGGACGCGCGGGCGAGGCATGACGACGCCTTGGAGGGCGCGGCGTGGGCTCATCTTGAGGCCGAGCGCGACGCCTACGTAGAGCGCGCCCTTGCCGAGCTGCGGCGGGCCGTGGTCCAGGGCGAGCGGCAGAACGGGGCGACCCTCTACGGCACCGTTCGGCTCGCGATCATCATCGGGGACCTCGCTGACGCGGTGCTGCGCTGGATCAACAGCTTGGCCGGGCCGTGGGCGGACGCCTGGATTGCCGCCATGGTCGCGGCGCTGGAGGGGCTGCCCCCGGAATACCAGAAGGTGCCGACGCTGGACATGCGCCCCGAGGACTACGACCCGTTGGCGGTGTCCGCTCGGTACATGGCCGACTATGACCAGGAGGAGGTGCGCCGAATCGTGACGACCGGCGTGCTTAAGGGGCGCTCCCCGAGCACCATCGCGGAGGACCTGCGGGAGTCGTCGGCATTCACCCGCGCCCGAGCTCTACGCATCGCCCGCACGGAGACGGTGCGGTCGCAGACGGGGGCCACACAGCGGCGGTGGGGCCGGGCCGTGGCCGAGGGGCTAACGATTGAGCAGGAGTGGCTGACCGCCGGGGATCTTGCCGTGCGGGACTCACACCGGCCCATGGAGGGCCAGCGGCGGCGGCACGGGATGAAGTTCACGCTGCCGAGCGGCGTGCAGACCCCGGGGCCGGGGCTTTCGGGTGTCCCCGGCGAGGACATCAACTGCCGGTGCGCGGTGACGGCGAGGTCCCCGCGGTCAGCGTAGGCCCATCGCCTCCCGCAAAAGCAGGATGTACCGCAGGGCGTCCGGGCCGTGGTCGGGGCAGGTGGGGTCCGGCTTCGGGTCGGCGCCCTCCCGCTGCTCGGCCCATCGGAGGCCCTCCAGCTCCTCCAGAAGCTGCGGGCAGTCCTCGGTGACGTACAGGCGCGGGCGGGCCGGCTGCATCGTCACCGGGTCCACCACGGACATCAGCGCCTCCATCAGCTCGAGGCCGTGGACGACGGAGCCCGCGCCCTTGGCGGCCGGGGCCACGTAGAACCCCGCCAACGCCGCCTCCTGAATCGCGCCCGGATCCTCGCTGTCTGCCACTCGGTAGACCGTGTGCCGGTCGGGCTGGCAGTCCTCGGCGTCGCGCTCGGCGTCGGCGGCCCACTGAACCAAGCGCGACGCGGGCACGCCGGGCTCCATCGTGGTCCGGCGCGGGGCAAGCTCGCGGTACACCACCAAATCGCCGCTGCGGTACGGCAGCCCGTCTACGGCGCTGGACACCTCCGCAGCCCACACGATGTGCGGAGCCCTGGCGCCCCAATCGATCCCCTGCCAGCGAGTCCACTCCGGCGGCGGACGCAGACGCGGGACCTTGTGCACGCCGCGGTCAATGGGGAGGATCTGGCCTTCGGGCGCCACAAAGGCCCCGACGTCACGGGCGGCCCGCTGCCAGCTCGGGAACGACGCAAGGATGAGCTCGCGGTAGTCCTGCGGGATGTGCGGGTTGTCGGCGCCGTGCAGGTACGCGACCCGAAGCCACGGCGGCGCCTTGTGGATGACCTCGCGGTAAAACCAGTCCACCGTGCCGCGCAGGGGGGTCAGCGCCTGAATGATCTTGCCCCGCTGGTCAATGAGGCGGCTCTTGGCGGCCGTGAGGTTGTCCTGGGAGTTCGGCTGTTCGTCCAGGCCGATGGCGCGGACGTTCGCGCCTTCCCAGCTCTGCGGGTCGTGGTCGTACTGCTTGTAGGCTTTGCTCACGACGACGCCGCCGCCGGGGAGCCGCAGCTCGGCCTCGCTCTGCTTGTCGTCCCACCGGAGCGGCCGGGTTCCCACCGGGACCGCGCGCAGGAGGTGCGGCCGGATCTGCTCCACCGCGGAGGTGAACGAGGGCGAGCCGACCCACACGCGGCCGGGCCCGGTGGGAATCAGTGCCTCGGGCAGGGCGTTGCGCGCCATCCACATCCGAACCCACTCCACCCGGCGCGGGCCATCCTCCACCACGGCGTCCCGCCCGCCGGCAAGGGCCACCATCGTGTCGGCGAGAAGCTTGCTCTTGCCCGTGCGATTGCCGCCCAGGATGGCGAGCATGACCACGTTCGGGTCAAGGAGGTGCAGCAGCGCCGTCCGCTGGCTCGTGCGCGGGGGGTCGCGGTGCCACAGTGTCGAGTACGCCAGCGGCGTCAGCTTCCGCCGCCGGTCCTGCTCGGCCTTGATGGCCAGGAGTTCTCGCGCTGCCTCGACTCGGGCCGTCACCGTGGCGGCTCCGGCTCCCTCCCGTAGGCCAGCCAGCCGGGGTCAACACCCAGCGCCTCCGCGAGCTGCCGGATCGTGTCCAGCGAGGGACCGCGCTTTTGCCCGTCCTGGGTCAGCCGGTGCACCGTCGCGCGGGGAAGGCGGGCGATGCGCGCCACCTCGGCGAGACTGCGACGCCCGGCGGCGGCCCGGATGCGGTCGGGGAGCGTCATGGGCTCTCGGGCTCCGGGGTTTCGCCCCCATCCTCCACCGGGGGCGGTTTCTCCACCTCGCCGAGCACCGCCGCGGCCAGGGTGCGGGCGCGGGCTTCGAGGTCCTCGTCAGAGTCGGCGGTGATGTTGAGCCCGCCTGACACGGTGATGGCCTCGGTCGCCGCCACGCCGCCCCATGCGAGGTACAGCTTGGCCGCCGCGATCTGGTCGCGCTTGGCGTCGTCCAGCCCGAGCGCGATGCGGCGCACCTTGTCCACGACGCCCGGCGCCTGGGACAGCACCTCGATCCGAACCGCCTCGGCCGTGCCCGCGAAGACGTCGGTGAGGAAAGCCACGGACTCGGGGTGCTGGAGGTGGTTCCACACGGTCTGCTTCGTGACGCCGAGGCGCTTGGCGATTCGGCCGAGTGAAAGCCGCTCCTCGGCGCGCAGCTTGCACACGGCGCCCCGGGTTCCGGCCGGGAGCGGCGTAGGTGACCGCTGGTCAGCTTGCGTGAGCTTCATCGCCGCACCCGCTCGCCGAGCAGCCGCGCCACCTCCTCCACAGCCCTCCCCCACGCCTCGGCGTCGTCCACCCAGCACGGCGGCCGGGACCACCCGTCATCGGCGACAAGCCCCGGTGTGCGGCGCAGGCGGCCGGTCGTGACGGCGGGGCGGGCTCGCTCCACCGCCTCGGCAAGGTCGTTGTAGGGCGCCCCCGGACGAGGCGGCGGCGGCAAGAGCGGCAGAGGCGGACGCATCACCGCCGCCCCCCCGAATGCCCCTCACACCGCTCCACCCTGTACCCCAACGCCCACGTCCCCCGCGGCCCCGCCATCTGC